AAATCGTAAAAAATCTCATAGATGAAGGTGCTCAATTAGGCGTTTCATCTAGAGGAATGGGTTCACTTAAAGACATCGGTGGAATTAATGAAGTACAGAAAGACTTCATGCTTTCTGCTGTAGATGTCGTAGCAGATCCTTCAGCCCCAGATGCATTTGTTAATGGCATTTATGAGGGTGCGGAATGGGTCTGGGATAATGGTGTTCTCCGAGAACAAGACATCGCTAACATGCAAAAACAATATGAATATGCTTCTACCAAAGAAAAAGAAAAGCAAGCAATTCATCTTTTTGAAAAATTCTTAAAGAAACTAAATTAATACATAATTAAAAACCGTTGGAGAACAAGAATGTCAACTGGTACAACAAAAACAATGAACGAACCCGATTACAGCAGCAGTAACCTTTATGGGGATGCCTCTGGAAAAGGGGCTATGGTGAACAAACCTGTCGCATCGCCAGGAACTGCTGAACAGAACAAGGCAACTCTTGCTCCTAAGCCTTCTGACGCTAGTCCAGAAATACAAATGATTAGCGTACGCGAGCACTTAGAAACTCTTTTCAACGGTGAGGAACTGAGTGAGGAGTTTATGGAGAAGGCAGAAACCGTCTTCGAAACCGCAATTCACGAAAGAGTTCAATCTCTCGAAGAGGAAATCTCTACTAAGATTCAAGAAGAGCACGCGAAGGAACTAGATTCTTTCAAAGAGGAACTTGTTGAAAGAATTGATGACTACCTCAACTATGTCGTCGAAGAATGGGTGAAAGAGAATGAACTTGCCATTGAAAATGGACTAAGAACAGAAGTTGCTGAGTCCTTCATCAATGGTCTTAAGACCCTCTTTGAAACCAATTACATCGATATTCCCGATGAGAAGGTCGATGTTCTTGAAGAGCTCGTCACCGAGAACGAAACAACTACAGAACAACTCAATGATATAATCGCTGAAAATATTGAGTTAGCCAAGCAAGTTGAACTCTATAGAAAAGCAGAGTTATTCGCAAACAATACTGAAGATTTAACTGATGTTCAGATTGATAAGTTTGCAGGACTTGCTGAAAGTATCGATTACACAAATGATGAAGAGTATAGTAATAAGTTGAACACAATTAAAGAAAGTTATTTTGAATCAAATAATTTCAGTAATTCAACAAAACTACTAAAAGAAACTGACTATGAAGAAGATTTAGTAGAGAGCAACGAACCTACAGTCGATGAAGAGTCAAAATCTGATACCATGAATATGTACGTCAATGCTCTTAACCGTCAAGCACAAACTAGAAAAATTTACGAAAACAATAACAACGACTGAATAGTCAGAAAAAGGGAGAGAACCCATGTTATCCGAACTAGAAATGACGAACTCGAAGCCATACGACCAGCTGGTCGAAAAGTGGAATCCTGTTCTTAACCACAACGATTTCGAAGGAATCGGCGATGGATATAAGAAGAAAGTAACCGCATGCCTTCTTGAGAATCAAGAAACAGCTTGCAGACAGCAATTCCTCAGTGAGGCTGCTCCAACTAACTCTATGCTTGGTGGCGGTTTCAACGTAGCCCAGGCTGCTGGTGCTGCTAACGGTAACCTTGCTGGTTACGATCCAGTTCTTATTAGCCTCGTTCGCCGTGCTATGCCAAACTTAATGGCTTATGATCTTGCTGGTGTTCAGCCCATGAACGCACCAACAGGACTCATCTTCGCTATGAAGAGCAAGTTTGAAAATCAGGGTGGCGATGAAGCCTTATTCCAAGAACCTGACGCACAGTTCGCTGGTGCATCTGGAGCAACATCCGCCGCTGACAAACAAAACTCAACTGATATCTTCGGTGATCTCGACAATGGTGCCACATACGGTTACCGAAATGACATCTTTGGAGCAGGTTTCCAAGGTATGACAACATCTACTGCTGAAAACCTCAGCAACAGTGCTCCTGCATTCAAGCAGATGGCATTCAGCATCGAAAGACTTGCTGTTGAAGCAAAGACTCGTGCTCTCAAGGCTGAATACAGCACAGAGCTCGCTCAGGACCTCAAGGCCGTTCACGGACTTGATGCTGAGACAGAACTTGCTAACATCCTCAGCACTGAGATCCTCGGTGAAATCAACCGAGAACTCATCCGTATGATCTACCACAATGCTAAACTTGGTGCCAAGCAAACTGATCTTGCTGGAACTTCCAATGGTGGTGGTATCTACGACCTTGCTGCTGACTCTGACGGACGTTGGAGTGCTGAAAGATTCCGTGGACTCATGTTCCAGATTGAACGTGAAGCCAACGTAATCGCCAAGCAAACTCGTCGCGGAAAGGGTAACTTCATTATCTGCTCGTCAGACGTTGCTTCTGCCCTCGCAATGGGTGGATTCCTCAACATCTCACCAGCACTCAACGTCAGCCTTGACGTTGATGATACAGGAAGCACTTTCGCCGGTGTTCTCAACGGACGCATGCGTGTCTACATCGATCCATACCTCACAGCGAACAGAAATATCGTCTGTGTTGGATATAAGGGTACTTCACCTTATGATGCTGGACTCTTCTACTGCCCATACGTTCCACTCCAGATGGTACGTGCGGTTGGTGAAGAAACCTTCCAGCCCAAGATCGGGTTCAAGACTCGTTACGGAATGGTTGCAAACCCATTCGCCGAGTCAACTAACCTTGTCACTGAAGGTGGAAACCAGTACTACCGCGTATTCGGTGTCTCGAACCTTCACGGTAACGCCTGATCCTGACAATACTAGTAACGAATGAAAAGGGGGACTCGAAAGAGTCCCCCTTTTTCGTATACATAGTAGTATGAATGGAATAACAGCAGCAATACCGGACTGGGTTTTAAGATCAGCAGGGATTTCTACTGATGGATCTTTTGATAATAATTTCTTAAATAAAAATTATTTTGTATTCACCCTTACACGAATCCCTAACTTTGAAAGATTTGTCAAGGAAGTTACAGTTCCCCAAATGTCATATGGTGAACTTATACAAGCAACAACACTGAACACGGACATAAAATATCCCGGTGGACAAATGAGATTTGAACCACTAACTATACGTTATGCCGTTGATGAAAGATTCTTTACATATAAAGAGTTATATAAATGGATTCAAAACATATCCAAAATAAGATCGCCTCATGTAGTCCAAGAGGAAGCACAAACTTCCGATGCAACATTACTAATTCTTAATAGTGCATATCAAGCACATCAAAGAATTACGTTCAAGAAACTATATCCAATATCATTAGGACCTCTTGAATTTAGCGTAGAAGAGCCTAACTCAAGACCTGTGATAGGATCCGTAACCTTTAACTACACATACTTTGAAGTTGAAGACTTAGCATATAATAACCAATCTAGGGAGAGCGAATTTATCTGATGAATTTAAGTGATTATAGATTAATGGCGCAAGAAGACTTGCTAATAGATGAAACACAATTGAATATAGAATCCAGCAGAACTCCACAAATACATTCCAAGTATTTAAATTTTCTTATGGACGAAAAATTAAAATTGGCAAAAAGTCAAAGTGATTTTAAAATCATAAAGAAGAAGAAATGGTTGTATTATACTGGCAAAATATCAGAAGAAGAACTGCGGGAAGAACAATGGGAACCTTTCGAACTTTCAGTGCTGAAAACTGATATTGATAAATTCTTAGAAGCAGATGATGATATACAACTCATAAGTTCCAAATTAAAATATGCCGAAGTTGTAGTGGAGTATTTGGAGTCTGTTATAAAGATCATAAATAATAGACAGTGGAACATACGAGCAGTAATCGACTGGTTAAAATTTACCAACGGTCAATAATATGAGTTTGATTGATATAGAGCAGATAGATGCAACTAATTTAAAGGTTAATTGTGAAAAAGGGTTTGCAAAAGAACTCAATGATTTTTTCACCTTTAAAGTTCCAAATTATCAGTATACTCCTGCATACAAAAATAAAATATGGGATGGACAGATTAGATTGTTTAATCTATTCACTCGAACTTTATATTGCGGACTTCTAGATCAATTGGAGAAGTTCTGCAATGATAGAGGTTACTCCTATACCATAAACAAAAAAAAGCAAAACGAGGTAGGTTGGGATGATATTCATCAGTATCTTTCCAATATGAAGTTATCAAACGGTAAGACTGAAATATCTCTTCATGATCATCAGAAATCGGCTATAGTAGATGCACTATTAAATAAGAGATGTCTCTTATTATCTCCGACAGGATCGGGCAAATCTCTGATAATATATTGTTTGGTCCGATACTTTTTGGACAACATGCCTGATGGTAAAATCTTAATCATAACTCCAACCACAGGTTTGGTAACTCAATTGGAATCTGATTTTATGGAATATTCATCTCTCGATGATAATTTCAACAAAAGAGATATACACAAAATATTTTCTGGTCAAGAGAAAGAAACTACAAAGAGAGTTGTAATTAGTACTTGGCAAAGTTTATATAAATTACCAGAGTCTTACTTCAAAGACTTCTCTGTAGTACTGGGCGATGAATGTCATTTGTACAAAGCAAAGTCACTCACATCACTACTGAGTAAACTTACGAATGC